TAATGTTATTACAAAAAGATTTATCAAAACGAGCAATAGAAATACAATGAGCATTTTCTAGGTACATTAAATGGCTCCAGAAGTAAATCTTTTCCACTCAATTGCATTTTTAATAACGTATGTTCTGTTAACTATAATTCTTAATGTTCTGTCCAAAAAATCCACAACGGTATTTAAATAGGCCACCTTTTGAGTTAACTTTTGTATATCCTCATCAGCTTCAATATACTTGTCTATGTCTGTTTTTAATATTTTAAAATTGAAAGGTTTTAATTGATAGACCTGAGGAGCGGCTTTACCTGTATAATATTCCCACTTATCACGTTTTATAATTCTCAACTCATCTTCCGTACGTGTCAAAAGTAACTTAAACTTTGTATAGTGTTTTAAATATTTGTTATGTAATTGTGGCGTCTTTAAAGATTCTAAATCTAATTCAATATCATTTATCTTTAAATCTTTATCGGCTTCTAATTGTAATTGTTCTAAATCCATTATATTAATATATCACAAAATCAGCAAAAAATCAAGTACTATTGGGAACCTATAGTTGCAAATTCATATATTTTATATTTAAAAGAAACCTCTGCTGTTAAATATTGTATATCTGTTGCTTGTTGATTATAGTTTAAACCACTCAATGATACAGGAAACACATCACTAAATCTTACTTCTGAAACAGGATTATTCTTATTAGTAAGTATAGTTAAAGTTGCGTCGGAGTACGTTCCTCCTGCACTAGGAGCAGCATATCTAATCTTTCCAATCTCTGTGCTAACACCACCTTTACTAGTCGGAAAACTATCTGAACCTGAATCAGAAAGTTCTTGATATTGTTTATTGTCTCTAGGAAAACCAAGACCAGTTAACCAATTATGTATCTCTTGATAATTAATTAAATTTTCATCTACCATAAATGTCATGGTTAAATCAGCATAAGATAAATTTTCACCAGGTAAAGGTATGTCCCTTAATGGAGTTAATTGAGTTACAGAACCCAAAGTAATACCAGGAATATTAACAGCTGTGCAAAAGTACTCTACTTTTGGTAGTTTAATTATATTAAATTTAAACTGTGTTGGACTAGCGTAATCTATTTTAGTCGGTTGTCTTGAATATGAGTTAATGGTTGTCATAGTACTATTTATATGATATTTTAACCAAAAAAAAAGGGACGGTTGTTTAGACCGTCCCTTTAATTGTGTTACTAAGAAGTAACAAGTAGATTACATTAAGTTAGCTACTTGAACTTTTCTGTAGTATCTGTTTGCGTTAGCAGATCCTGCACCATTGATAACCGCATTTTGAGTTGAAGCACCTGCTTCAGCAAATGGGTTAGCTTGGATACCGTATCGAGTTTTAAATCCGATTTTCGGTTGGAACGTGTCTTGACCAACAGCTCTCACCATTTGAAGTGGAACGTATGGACAATAGAATATACCGGCATCATACTGAGATGAACCTTTATATCCAACTACAAAGTATTGTTTAGCTGTTGAGTTTGCTGAATATGGATCAATATAAACTTTATATCTACCATTTAAAATACCAGCAAATGTGTTACCTGTGTCATCAACGTTTAAATTGTTGTTTAACGCAGGAGCGTAATCTAATACACCAGCCATTTGTAAAGCAGAAGCAACATCACTTGACGTGATCAAGATGTTACCTTTTCCTCTACGTGTTCTTTGTGCGATTGAGTTTGCTTCTCTTTCAACTTGGAACATTAAACCTTTGAATCTTTCAACAGACCAACGACCATTAGAGTCAGTGTCTAAATCGAAAATTCCAGCAGTTGTTACGTTACCAGTTTGAGCACCTCTTTCTGAATTGATGTAAATAGTTCTTACGATTTCTCTATTGATTTCCGCAAGGATTTCAGCAGATAAAATATTCGCAAGTTCTGTTTCAGCATCTAAACCATGGATAGCTTTTAAATCTTGTGCTAATTCCATAGTATATTCAGCTTTAAGAGCTCTTGATTTAGCAGTTACAGTCGATTTCTCGATTGAAAATGCCATTTCAGCAAAGCTATTTCCAGCAGCGTCGCCTAGTGCTTCAGCAGCAGCAGTCGTCATTCCTGTACCAGTTGTATAAGTGCCAGCAGGGCTGTCATTTAATAAACCTGGATTAGTTCCTGAATCAGCAGTAGATGAGAATCCACCTGTTGAAGAACCAGCAGCGTTTCTTCCTGAGAAGTCTGTGTCCGCAGCATCGAATAATGCTTCAGCAGCAGCACTTTGAGAAGAATATTTTGCTCTCATAGCGAAGATTAGTCCAGTTGGACCAGTCATTGGTTGTACACCGCAAATATCATATGCGATTAGATTCGGCATTGCTCTTCTTACTAAAGAGATCATAATTGGATCCCAGTTTTGAACGTAAGAAGCATCTGTAGAGTTCTGCGGAGCAGACTCAGACATAAATGCTCTATCTTCTTTAATTGCTCTTTCTTGGTTTTCCAAGATAACAGCGGTAACCGCTCTCTTATAACTATCCGTTACTTTTGGGAGTTCAGGATGTTCAAGAATCGGTTGCCATTTTTTAACTAATTGTTCAGATAAGTACATATCTTTTTTTTTCTCCCTTTATTTTTTAAAACTCAAATTAATTGAGTCTTTTGTTTTACTGATAGCGGCCGCATAAGCAGTCATAGAAGATGACAATTCAACGTTAGTTGTTTCGCCTTCGGCAACGTTATCTATTCCACCCTTAGATGAAATTTCTTTTGTTGTAAAGTATGACTCTTTAATAGTCGATACTTTATTTTTAAACTCTGTAGCATTAGAGTATTCAATTTCTTCTGCTAACTTGTTAAACTTTTCTTTGTTTGTATCTGTTAAATCAGATGCAACAGTAGCAACTATATCTTTTCTAGTAAGTTTGCCGATTTCAGAATTTAGTTTAACATTGTTTTCGATTTGCTCGTTCAATTTCTTGTTAAGCTCTTCGATTGTAGAAGCTTGATCTTCTAACACATCATATTTCTCGTCTGGAACATTAATGTAATGATCTTCAAATAATTTTTTAAGACCAGTAATAAAGTCCTCAGCGATTTCGCCTTTAATGCCTCTTTCAACAGCGATCTCGTTTGATTTCATCCATTCTTCAACTACGTAGTTTAAGTATGAATCAACTTTTTCAACAAGTTCTGCTTTAGTAGCATCAAGTTCTGATTTAAGTTTAGAAGCATATTCTACTTCTACTTTTGCTTTTTCCTCTTTAAGTCTTGACTTAACAGCGGCTTCAAAAATAGTTTTAGCTTTTGCTTTAAATTCTTCAGTTAATTTTTCGTCTCCGATTAATGCTTTAACATCATCAGATAGATCCATTTCTTTTTCTTCTACTTTTAATGTTTCACCAGGAGTTGCAACTTTAGTAACACCAGCTTCTGTATCTGATTTTTTACTAGCGTCAACATCCGCAGCTTTTGCGTTTTGAGCATCTGAAACTTTTTTATTATTTTTTGTAGAATCTGGAAGCGTGTCCGAAGGACTAGTAACAGCAGCACCTAAATCTTCTGCATCATTTTTAAGATGAGTTGGTTCAGCCGCTACAGCGTTTTTCTTTGGAGCATCAGCGACAGTTGTAGCTTCTGCTTCAACTATTGTTTGCTTCGTTTCTACATTGTTTTCTGTAGCCATTTGTAAAATCTCCTTTATTTTTTAATTCGAATTAAAAATATCTCTTTTTATAGTGATATTTATAATTATTATGTTTTCTATTATAATTTACTTAAAAAATCCTTGAATACACTTGCTTTTTTCTCAGCTAATTCAATTCTTTTTGTCTTAATTAGTTCTTGTTTCCATGCGGCAACATCTTGTTCCACAAGGATTCCATTGTTCCAAACCCACTCTTTATTCTCCATAATGCCTTCTACGAAAGCGTCTGGAGCAGATGGATCAGCCACAATGTCAGCGGCCGTAGCTAAATAGAAATCTTCTCCTACATAGTGATGGCCATTTTTTTGTACTAAGGAACCCATACCTCTTGATGAAACACCAAGTTTAGCACCCTCATCAATAAGATTTTTTACGATCTTACCGTATGGAGTATCCATAATTTTTGCTTCACCGATATAGTTTTTTCCTTCTGGATACAACTTTTTAATCATGTGAGATACTCTCTCTAAATTAACAGTTGGTCCTTCTGGATGACCTAGTTCGCCGAATGCTCTATTTTTATTGATAAATTCTTTATTGTATCTAGTAACTTCTTTATGAAGTACGTTAGTTGGATATACTCTACCATTACGGTTTTTAATATCTCCTTGTAAAAAAATACCTTTAATTGAATAGTTTTTCTTACCGCCATCAACTTCTTCTATGATATATTGAGCGTCGTTTATTTCTTCTCTAATTAGTCTCATTTTTCCCTCTTAGTTACTTAC